GGAAGTATTTTGATGGCTATAGGGCAGCGTATGGTCTAGCTGACTTCGATGATCCGAAGGCATTTGTAGACCCAGAAAGCGGAAAGAAAAAGCCAGTATACAGATGGAATTACGAACCTTTAACTGAAAAAGTTTACGAGGCGCATATAAAAGGTAGCCTATCAATAGGTATTCAACCTTGTAATGAAAACAAAGAAGTAAGATTTGGTGTTATAGATGTTGACCCTAAAGATTATGATGACTTTAATAAAAAATTTTTTATAGATGTAATACAAGATTATCAACTACCTTTAATACCTGTTGAGTCTAAAAGTGGTGGATTACATTTATGTTTATTCATGGATCATTTTACAGATGCAAAAGCGGTTAAATCTTTTTTAAGTAATCTATTACCATTATTTAAATTAAAACCAGACTGTGAAGTGTTTCCAAAACAAACCGAACTAACAACGGACGAGGAAACAGGGAACTTAAAACCAGGACAATTTATTAATTTACCATACTATGGTGGTAAACGAAGAGCATTAAACGTAGACGGAACACCGTTTGACATTGAAAAATTTTTAAAAATAGTAGAGGCTAATTTAGTTTCTAAAGAAGATCTAACAAAAATTACAGACAATATAGATCAAAAAATTTATGAAGGAATTGATGGGGATTTATTAGATGGTCCGCCATGTTTGGCTGAAATATCTAAAGTATCTAGTAGAGATGGCTTTGATGGTAAGGATAGATTTATGTATAACTACCATGTCTTTGCTAAAATGAAATACCCTGATGGATGGGAGCAGAAAGTTAAGAATGCTCCAGTTAAATTTTTTGAAGAACGACATGCAAATGCATGGGATGATAAGATACTAAGTGCTAAATTAAAATCCTGGAAGAGATCAGACAAAGGATATACTTGTACTCAAAGTCCACTAGCTGATTTTTGTAAGAAAGGTATATGTGTCAAGAAAAGGTTTGGTGTGTTAGCTGGATCAAAAGGATCATATCCGATACTGACTAACCTAAGAAAGATAGAAATTTTTGAAGAACCAGAATACGAATTTGACGTTACTAAACCAGACGGTATTGCAACAGCAACAGTACATTGTAAATCAATCGAACATTTAAATGATCAACGTAAACGTAGAAATGCAATAGCAAAAGCTGCAGGATTTTTACCACCACTTATTAAAGGTGAAGAAGAACAAACAGTAATGGATGAATTATATAAAACACAGAAAGCTGTACAACCACCTATAGGTACGTCTCCTAAAGAAAAACTACATGATGTATTACATGCAAAAATTAATGGACCTAGAGCATCAACAGATGCAGCATTTAAAAGCGGCTCAGTATTAATAGAGGGTGACTATGCATTTTTTAAATTTGAAAAATTTTTTGATAGATTAAGAGCTAAAGATTGGAAGTATAAAGAAGAAAAAACAGGACGTATCATGGAGACTACATACAGAGAATGTGAAATACAATTCCTGGACCAAAAAAGATTTCCATCTAAAGAATCTGGTAAATATAATTCTTCTACTAAGAATGTAATACAAATAAATATAAAGTCGTTTGAAGAAGTACCAATATACCATACCAAAATAAAACATAAGACGGAGATAATGTGATTAGTAGAAAAATATACGGGCCTCCGGGAACAGGGAAAACAACTAAACTTATTGATTATGTTAAAACATTTTATAAACTTGGAACACCTTTGGACAAGATTGGTTACTTTGCTTTTACAACCAAAGCAGCTAACGAAGCTATTGACAGAATGCTGGATGCATACAAGCATCTGCAAAGAAAAGATTTAAAACATTTTAGAACCTTACATTCACTGGCTTTTAATAGGCTAGGTATGAAAAAATCTGAAGTAATGCAGGATGAGCATTACGAAGACATAGGTAGAAAATTAGGAATTGAAGTGACTGTATATTCTAACGGTCAAGAGACTACAGGATTTGTGGATTCTAATAGCGAATATTTTAATTTAATAAATGCAGCTAGGATTAAAGAAGTTTCTATTGAAGATGAATACAATACTGGAATGTATTCTTATGAATTAGAAAAAAATTTACTACATATTTTAGAAGGAGAATTAAATAATTATAAAGATTCTTTTAAACTGTATGATTTTACAGACATGATTGAAAAATTTAATGTGGCTAAATTGTGTCCAAAATATGACGTAGTTTTTGTTGATGAGGCACAAGATTTATCTCCAATACAGTGGAAAATGGTAGATATTCTGCGAGAAAATTCCAAATATGTTATACTAGCTGGTGATGATGATCAAGCTATTTATGGGTGGGCTGGTGCAGATGTGCTTAAGTTTATAGCTACACAAGCTAAAAAAGACATTATTTTGCCACAATCTTACAGAGTTCCTAGGAGTGTGCAGGATATAGCTAATAAAATATTAGACAGAATTCCAGAAGATAGAAGAGTTAAAAAAAATTGGAGTCCGAGAGATAAGCAAGGAGTGGTTGATTACATTACTACTGTTGATGATGCGCCTTTATATAAAGGCAACTGGTTAGTGTTAGCTAGGACAAACGATAGATTAGAAAAATTAAAACCTTTATTAAAAGATATGGGAATTTATTTTCAATTTAAAGGACGTAAAAGTTTTACAGCTTTCTTGTTTAGAAGCATTCTAAACTACACAAGATGGCAAAATAAAGATGATAAATTATCTTTAAGTGAATTAAAAGATGTATTGGTATGCACGGGTTTAAATTTAAATCCTTACCCTACAGAAGAAAGGCTGTATGATTTAAAAGAATTTGGATTTAGTAACACTCAAAGATGGTACGATGTATTTAAAATAAATCCAGATGAGTGTTTATACATTAGAGAAATGTTAAGGCAAGAAGAAGAATTAAACAAAGATGCAAGAGTACAATTATCTACAATTCACTCGGCTAAAGGGGGACAGGCCGATAATGTTTTATTAATTTTAGATAATACAAAAACAATTAGAGAAGCAACAGAAAAAAGCGATGATAAACACGATGAAGAACATAGAGTTTGGTATGTAGGTGTTACACGTACCAAACAAAATTTATATATAATGACAGCAAAAAGGGAGGATAAAGGATATGACATCGAAAGTTTGGGATAAACAAATTGGAGGATCACATTACTCTAAGTTTAAGATTCAGCCCAGTAAATTTGTGGTAGAGAACGAGTTGCTCTTTCCAGAAGGATGTGCTATAAAATACATCTGTCGTCATCGACTGAAAGGAAAGAGGCAAGATTTGGAAAAAGCTATTCACTTTATAGAAATGATTATTGAAAGGGACTACGGTGAAAATTCCTAAGTTTGAAGCACAGACAGAATGGGTAAAACCTACAGAGTTTCCAGACTTAAGACAAGTAGATGAAATAGCAATAGACTTAGAAACAAAAGATCCTGATTTAATAAAGAAAGGATCTGGTTCTGTTATTGGTAATGGTGATGTTATTGGTATTGCAGTTGCAACTAAACATTACAAAGGATACTTTCCTATTGGTCATGAAGGTGGTGGTAACATGGACCGACAAAGAGTTCTAGGTTGGCTTAAAGATATACTAGAATCTCCATCAACAAAAATTTTTCACAATGCAATGTATGACGTTTGCTGGCTACGTGCATTAGGATTTAAAATAAATGGCGACATTGTTTGCACAATGATAGCTGCAGCAATTACAGATGAGAATAGATTTAGATATGATCTTAATAGTTTGTCATGGCATTACCTGGGCTATGGTAAGAATGAAGCTGCACTAGCAGAAGCTGCAGAAGAATGGGGTATTGATCCTAAAGCAGAAATGTACAAACTACCTGCTATGCATGTTGGATCTTATGCAGAAAGAGATGCTGAAGTTACATTTGGTTTATGGCAAGAGATGAAGAAAGAGATTATTAGTCAGGATTTAGAGGACATATTTGACTTAGAGACAGAATTGTTTCCCTGCCTGGTCGACATGAGATTCAAAGGCGTACGCGTTGATGTAGACAAAGCTCATGCAATGAAAACAGAATTTAAAAAAGCAGAACAAGGATTACTTAGATCAATTAAAAGAGAAACAAATATTGACACACAAATATGGGCTGCACGATCTATTGCAAATGTATTTGATGTACTAAGATTAGAGTATCCACGTACAGAAAAAACAGAAGCACCATCATTTACTAAAAATTTTCTACAAGAACATAAACATCCTGTTGTTAATATGATTGCTAAAGCAAGAGAGATTAACAAAGCTCACACAACTTTTATAGATTCTATTCTTAGATACGAACACAGGGGTAGAATACATGCTGAAATAAATCAGCTTAGATCACAAACCGGGGGCACGGTAACAGGAAGATTTAGTTATCAGAATCCTAACCTCCAACAAATTCCTGCAAGGAACAAAGATTTAGGACCAAAGATTAGATCATTATTTATTCCTGAAGAAGGTTGTAAGTGGGGAGTATTTGATTATTCACAACAAGAACCAAGATTAGTAGTACACTATGCATCATTATATAAACTACCATCAGTCTATGATGTAATTGATGCATACAACACAGATTCAAACGCAGACTTTCACCAAACAGTAGCAGACATGGCTCAGATACCACGTTCACAAGCAAAGACAATTAACCTTGGACTATTCTACGGAATGGGTAAGGCTAAACTTCAAGCAGAATTAGGTGTTACTAAAGAAAAAGCTGCAGCCCTTCCCCTT